GGTTTATGTTAGAAGATAGAAAGAAACATCTATTCATACGTGACCAACATGGCGATAAATATGATATTAGATTTGTATTTGATAACCCAAATAGAAAACTATACAAGGGTGGTAAGATGACGTATGGAGATTGGTGTGACAAGCATGGATTTCTATACTGCAAAACAGGAGAAGGGATACCAAAGGAATGGTTCAGTGTTAGAAAAAGACATAATAAAAATAGAAAGTGAACTAATGGAATCTAGGTCACCAGAAAGAACTCTCTTTCTGTGTGTCCTTCTTCAGGCACTATTAGATGCAACTAAACCAACATACGATGGCGAACCTACCACGTCAGTTATAGAACGTGATCGTGCAGTGTCTTGGTTCTTTGCATCTATTGGTGTAACTTCCCAAGACTTTACAGATGTATGTTACTTAGCAGGTGTTGATCCTTCTTACATGAGGGAATTTGCTTTTAAGGTTTTAAAATCTGGTGAAGTAGAATATGTAAGAAAAAGAATTAACGCAGTTCTTGGACATTAATTATTGTAATCTTAATTCAATCGTGATAGAATGTAGATTCGTTTTTTCTAAAGAAAGGAAGCAGGAAAATGAACAATTATTTACCAACAGATTATCAGAATTTTATTGCTCTATCACGTTATGCGAGATGGAAAGAAGACGAACAACGTAGAGAAACATGGGAAGAAACTGTATCTCGCTATTTCGACTACATTACTAATCACTTACGTGATAAACACAGTTATAAAGTCGAACCAAAATTACGTAAAGAACTAGAAGAAGCTGTTCTTAATCAGGACATAATGCCAAGCATGAGATCTCTTATGACATCAGGACCTGCTCTTGATCGTTGTCATGTTGGTGGATATAATTGTTCTTACTTACCTATCGACAACACACGTGCGTTTGACGAAACCATGTACATACTTATGTGTGGTACAGGTGTAGGATTTAGTGTTGAACGACATCATGTAGATAAACTACCATTAGTTAGCGAAGAGTTTCATAATACAGAAACAGTAATCAAGGTAGGTGATAGTCGCCCAGGATGGGCTAAGTCTCTGAAAGAACTTATTGCTATGTTATACACTGGACAAATTCCTAAGTGGGATGTATCAGAAGTAAGACCAGCAGGTGCAAGGCTGAAGACATTTGGTGGTAGAGCGTCAGGTCCACAACCGCTTGTTGAACTGTTTAACTTTTGCATTGAGAAGTTCAAGGGTGCTGCAGGACGTAGACTTTATCCTATAGAATGTCACGACATCATGTGTAAGATAGGTGAAGTCGTGGTTGTTGGTGGCGTAAGACGTTCTGCCCTTATCAGTCTGTCTAATCTTAACGATGACCAGATGGCACACGCTAAAGCAGGACAATGGTGGGAGAATGAAGGGCAACGAGCCTTGGCTAACAACAGTGTGGCATACAAAGAGAAGCCACAGATGGGTACATTCATGCGTGAATGGATGTCACTGTACGACAGTAAGTCAGGTGAACGTGGTATCTTCAATCGTCAGTCAGCTAAGAAGCAAGCAGCTAAGAATGGTAGACGTGATACTGAACATGACTTTGGTTGTAATCCATGCTCTGAGATTATCTTACGTCCATACCAGTTCTGCAATCTCTCAGAAGTAGTTGTAAGAGCCTCAGACACACAACAGAGCCTGTCTAATAAGGTTAGACTAGCAACCATACTAGGCACGTTCCAATCAACGCTGACGGACTTTAAATACATCCGTAAGATTTGGCAGAACAACACAGAGGAAGAGCGTTTACTAGGTGTGTCACTAACAGGTATCATGGATAACATGCTTCTGTCAGGTAGGTCTGATCATCTAGGTAGCAACATTGCTTCTACATTAGAATCATTACGTGATGTAGCAGTAGATACAAACAAAGATATTGCTAATAAGTTAAGCATTAATCAGTCTACAGCCATTACATGTGTTAAGCCTAGTGGTACAGTCAGTCAATTAGTTGACAGTGCATCAGGCATTCATGCTCGGCATAACCCTTACTATATTCGTACTGTTCGTGGTGACAATAAAGATCCATTAACACAGTTCCTTACAGCACAGGGTATACCAGCAGAGCCAGATGTTATGAAGCCTGATAGCACGACAGTGTTTAGCTTTCCAATGAAGTCACCAGATACCGCTATTACACGCACTGGCATGACAGCGATTGAACAACTTGAGTTATGGCTACTGTATCAGCGTCATTGGTGTGAACACAAACCATCTGTTACTATTTCTGTAAAGGAACATGAGTGGATGGATGTAGGAGCATGGGTGTATAAACACTTTGATGAAGTATCAGGTATTAGCTTCCTACCATTCAGTGAACATACATACCAACAAGCACCATATCAGGACATTGATGAAGAACAATACAAAGAGTTCTTGACAAAGATGCCAGACAGTGTAGACTGGAGTAAGTTACCTGAGTTTGAAAAGGAAGACACTACATCAGGTGGCAGAGAGTTGGCTTGCACAGCAGGTGTCTGTGAAGTTGTTGACTTAACAGCAGCATAATAAGTAGGTGAACCGTCTTGGACACGCAGACGTTAAAGCGATGTGGGATTAGGTGGAAGCCCTATCTAATCGTCATCACGACAGGTGGCGTTAGGATATATCAGGGCGTTGCTTAACTATATATCTGAGCAGGAATTAACCTGCACTTAGAGAAAGGCAACTATCCCTATGTTGGATGTCGGCATAGGGCGATATATCAAATGCTTACTGGATAACGGTAGGTATAGGGCATTCCAAATTTTATTAGGAAAGGAGATAATAAAAATGACAAAGATAGTAATGGAAAATTATCTAACTAGATTTATTAGGTATCTAATAGACTGGAGAAAAACAAGAAAAATTATTAGACATCTACAATCTCTTGATGATAGGACACTTAAAGACATTGGCGTAGAGCGTTATGCTATTTCTAAACTTGCATATACAAAGGTTCAAAAAGATAGAAATGAAAAACAGTTAGAATTGGATTTAAAGTAATGGTTCATGTAGAATTATCACCAACTGAAATGCACATAGCCAATGCTATATCTAAAGGCATACAAGATTTTTATGGAAACTCTAAAAACAAAAGAGCCATAGACACAAGCCTAACTCAGGAATATAGAACAAATGAAATGGTATATTCTGAAATGTGTGTATCTAAGTATTTAAATTTATATCCTTTCAGTACTTTTGTTTTTGATAAGGTATCTCTGGATGATGGTACAGATTTAGGTGATATAAAATATTGTGGTAAAACAATAGATATTAAAAGTACAAGACATAAAAATGGAAGGATGGTTGTACCATATAAAAACGATAACATAGATGTTTATATTTTAACCATTGGTGAAAAAGGAAGTTACAATATTATAGGCGGTATGTATGCTAAAGATTTAATTGTACCTGAAAGATATATTCTTCCACCTAACTTTAAAAAGAAATCTTATGTCGCACAGCAGAGTGAACTTATACCTATTGAAAAACTTTTGCTTGACATCCGAAATAAAAAGGAGTAAAATATAATTATGTTTAGTAAAAAAAGACCAACAATTTATATTGGGTTTGATCCAAAAGAGGAGAATGCTTATGAGATCTTACGCCACTCAATTATGTTATACAATAAAAAGTATGACATTATACCTATTATGCAATCTGCATTACGTAGAGCAGGTCTGTATAGGCGGTCTGCTAGGCTTGATAGCATTGACGGCAACCGTGTAATGGTTGATGTGTTTGATGGTAGACCATTCAGCACAGAGTTTACCTTCACACGTTTTCTTATTCCTGCTCTGAATCAGTATGATGGACTTGCATTGTTTATGGACAGTGATATGTTTGTTAGATCTGATATTGGAGAAATCTTTGAAGAGTATGGACGCAATGAACAGTATGCAGTACAGTGTGTAAAGCATAACTACAATCCTGATACAGGATTAAAAATGGATGGACAGATCCAACAGAAATATAACAGAAAGAACTGGTCAAGTTTTGTGCTGTGGAATTGTTCTCACCCATCTAATCTAAACCTAACTGTTGACGATGTAAATACAAAATCAGGATCATGGTTACATGGATTTAGTTGGTTAGAGGATGAGGAAATAGGCGGTATCAAAGAAGAATGGAACTGGTTAGATGGCTGGTCACCTGAACATGTAAATCCTAAAAATGTCCACTTTACTACAGGTGGTCCTTGGTTTACTGACTGGCAACCTAAACGACAATCAGATGCAGACTATGCAGGTGAGTGGCAGACTATGCATTCAAAAGTTTTTATGGATAAAGTAATGGGAGATATATTTTAATGTATACATTCGTAACATCCTTTAGCGAAAGTGGTTATCATGAGTATGCTAAAACTATGCTTGAAAGTGTAGTAGATAAGTGGAATCCAAAACATTTTAAACTTGTGGCATACTATCATGACTTTGATATTGATAGTCTTAATCCACCGCAGAGTGACGCTATTGAATATCGAAACCTAAATGATGTTACAGAGATGCTTCAGTATCGTGAACGTATGAAGAAGCATGACGGTACTGAAGGTGGTCAGATGCAGTACAACTGGCGGCTTGATGCTATCAAGTGGTGTCATAAGGTTTATGCAATGACTGAACTTGCATTTGAAATGATGGAAGATGTTTATGACGAAAGTAATTGGTTAATCTGGCTTGATGCAGATACGGTTACACATAAACTTTTGAAAAAGCATAGTGTAAAAAGATGGTTACCAGATCAGGTTGATCTT